GATTGAACGCAGGCAGAAAATTATTGGTAGGTTGAACTAGGGTTATCATTTGCTTATTTTTAAGGTCAAGGAATTGAATCCAATGTTTTGAATGTCGATGTTGAATTCTGGTGTTGCTTCGTCAATTGATTTCTTCACAAACATCTTGCCTTCAATACCGTACTTTTTAATGTAGTATGCCAATCTCTTTGCGCTGCTAGAAATCTGTGGTAGCATCTGCCTTCCTTCAATTAGGTTTGTAGCATCTATTTCCATGTTCTTCCGCTTCATCCATCCTTCTAAGCCTTGCAGGGCTTCGACAGGCATCCCGTAGGTTTTGAATTGGTAGAATCTGCCCTCAGCATTTGGGAAGGTCTTGCGCCTGTTCTGGATACCCTTTACCCCTTTGTCTTGGTAATCTGAATACTCAGCCCCTACGCTAATTTCTAATCTGTATCCGCTCTTAGTTTCGCTTACTTTTAAAACCCTAAAAGATCCTGCTAACTTTCCCTGATCTACAGGTGCATATATTGCTAAATTATCTACTATCGAAATGCCAAGTTTATTCATGGCATCCGTTATATTTTTAACAAGCGTACCTTCTACAGCAGCGACAAATTCGTTACCCTTAAGCTTCCTGCCTCCAATGTTAATAAGCCCGTCTACTTTAGCTTGGTTTGCAACTGCCATTTCTTGTATTCTAAATCCTTGTGTTTATTGTAATCCTTTAAATAAGCCAATGTATTCAGGTACTCGATCACATTTAGATCGTAGGTTTGATTCACCGTTATATTGTTGAAGTCTGCGACCTGTTTAGTGCTAAATACCCACCCCCAACGTTCCATAAACGGGCTGCCTTCTCCGCCATCTCCTTGTTCTGGATTGAGGAGGTTATTGTACTGCTTATTAACTCGTTGAATAATTGACAAAAAAAAAGCATACACCCGTAGACCTGCACAAAGTTAGCATCTAGCAAGTCATCCGCCACCCTATCATGAGGCACAGCCCCATAGCCTTGGTACTTCTCACCCTGCATGGGCAGGAAGAAACAGGCAGCAATCTTATTTAGCTGCATGATCTCACCGCTGAAGGCTAGAATATCTATGTACTGCCCTGCCGTGATCTCGTTGACTTCGTAACAAAACTTGTATCTATTTGTTACGGTTTCCAAGAAGTCTACAGGCTTGGCCTCAGGAATATTGTCAAAGAAAGAAAGCTTTTCACCGTACTCTTTTATTAAGTCCCTGTACTTGTAGTCATCGTAATCCCGCTCATTTTTACCCTCGATCACCGCTAGCATTTTCTGCTGCTTTTCGATTATGTTTAAATTTGCGTTTACCTCGATATCGTACAAGGTTATAAACTGCCCGACCGTTAATTTGTCCCACATGATTCTAAATATATTTTATTGGTTTGATGTTTCTATCTGAAGGAGTACCTGCCTAAATGGCTCTTGGATATTTTGTTTACTACCGAATACCGCAGGGCATCCAGTGCGTGATTGAAATTGTCCACGGGCTTATTGGTCATCTGCCCGTTTTTATCTTCAATGTATTTATAGTTCCTCAACTCCTTAATCAGGTTGAAACTGCTTTCGGTTGCAATCAGCTTGTATCTACGGATTATGTCTATACCTATGTTGATAGATCCTTTAATGGTAGGCTTTACATTCCATCCCATCCTGTAGATTTCTTCTATACTTTTCGGCTCTGCTGAATCGGCATAGATTTCGTTACTCCGATCTAGTCCCAATACCTTCATTTCGTTTGCGATATCCTGATTGGTCATCCCGGTTCGGTATAGCAATTCATCGACATACATATTATCCTCAAGAATGTAGGTTCTCACCAAGCTAGTAGGATCACTTGAGTAGCCAAAGTCTAGGCCGTAGCTTACTAGCTTTGCCTCCTTTGGGATTTCTTTTGTGGTACTGAAAGTATATACCAAGGATCTAGCCTGTCCCCTCTCGCCAAGGCCATAGACCCTCCAATAGTTTTCGTCTATCCCTTTTAGCCTTTCAATTTCTTCTTTGATTACATCGCCTAAAAATGGGTTATCCTTGTAGGTAGTTTGGAAGAACTCCACATCTGACCGGGTTAGCACCTGATCGTAGATCCAGTGAAATTCTTCAGATGGATTGTAATCCAGAATCACCTTTTCATTTGTACGGAACAGAAGCTGAGTCCAATCTTCCTGCGTCAATTCGTTGGCCTCATTACAGAATAGTAGATCTCGCTTTCTACCCCTGATTTTTTGAGGCATGTCTAAACTTATGAACTCGATCGTGTTTTCGTTTAGCTTGTATTCGTTATTGCTCTTGCTGTGGTAGTCTTCTGAATAGATGTCATGATCCTTGAGGATCTGAAAAAAGTCACGCATCACCGTACCCCTCAAAGCAGGAAAAGATTTTCGGCAGATCGTGATTATCTTACCCTCATTCCTTTGGCAGTAAGCAAAGATTATCCAAAGAAGGATGTTAAAAGTTTTGCCTGATCTAGTACCCCCCTGCTGCACTACTATCTTTGCGGTGCTTTCTTCAAGATGCCTAAATACTTTGTTTGTTTTTAATTTAATCTGCGCCATCTATAATGGTCACTTCAAAAAGTTTCTTCCCATCTGCCCCGGTGACTTCCTGCCTTTCTACATAGCCTCTGGATTTGCCCTGAGTTTTCAAAAAGAAAATGATGGCAGTAGTATCACCGCCATCTATCTTTTGATCTAGCTTACTTTCTACAAAATCTAGCCTAGTATTTCGCCCTTCGATTACAGCCTGTTCTAAGCCCTCCTGCTCGATCCATTTGTAAAGAGTAACCCTATCTACCTGCAATGATCTTGCGGCTGTAGATAGGTTGCCAAATGCCTTCACGATGGCTTTCTCTATTACAGATGTATCAGGCTTTTTCATAGTGTTGACTTTTGATAATTATAACGCAATTCCGTTCTTTATGATTACAAGGCTAGGATCTAGTTTCTTCATCCTGTCTACTATCACTTGGCAGTACTTTGGGTCAAGTTCCATCCCGTAACACTTACGATTGAGTTGGTGCGCTGCTACCATTGTAGAAGCCGATCCTAGAAAAAGATCTGCAACTAATTTGGTATCATCTCCCCAATTATTTAGAAAGAACTCAACTAATTTCAAAGGCTTTTGAGTTGGATGCACTCGCTCTCTTGCGTCTGCTGATCCAAAAGCACCCATCCACTTAACTCTTGCTATTAGTCTTTTATGCTTTTGCTTACTCCAACAAAGCTCAAATGAAGAACCTACTATTTTGTCAGCATCCTCTCCTCCTCTCTTATCCCATACAATCCAACTCCCTTCATTCTTATTTGGTATTAATTCCGCAAAATAATCTGCTCCCCAAATAAAAATTTCATTGCAATAATCAAAACAGGCAAAAATTGTATTTATTAATTCAGGGGTAAAATCGTTGTGATCTCCAATTACTTTACTATATTTTTTACCACCTCCTTGAATCTTTGCGTTCTTTGATCCTTTTATATTTGAATAATCAGTATCTAAAAACATACCATAAGGTGGATCAGTAAAAACCATATCAGCCTTTTCTCCATTCATCAATTTAGCAACCGCATCGCTATCCGTACTATCACCACAAAGCAAACGGTGTTCACCAATCTCAAATAAATCACCTAGTACAATATCTGTTTGTACTTCATCAGGCATCTCATAATCATCTTCCTCCGCTTCTAGTTCCTCCTTGATGCTGAACTCTGGAATGTCAAGACCCCATTCTTCTATCTGGTCTGCATCCCATTCATTAGCAATCATATCCCAATCCCACTCCCCGAATCCTACATTATCCTTGATTATAAACTGCTTCTGTTCATCTTCATTTAGATCATCAGCAAAGATCACCGGCACTTCTTTTAGCCCTGCTTCCTTGCAAGCTTTAAGCCTCATGTTGCCCCCTAGGACTATCATGTCAGCATTGACCACAATAGGCCTGATCTCAAGCATCTTTGGAAACTCCTGAATAGACTTGACTAGCTTTCTGAACTTGTCATCCTTAATGATCCGGGGGTTATTCGGATTGCTTTTGACCTCCGAAAGTTTAACGGTTTTGATCTCCATTAGTCTAGCTTTTCGTTCGCTACTTGTAAAGCCTCCACAGGTTCTAGTTCTTTTTCCTCTAGCTGATTAGGGATGCCCGCATCGTCTAGTAACTTCTTGAAAAGGTAGGCTAGATCAAAGACCCCCTGTTCTTCATCCTCAAGAGTTATGCTGATTACTTTTTTTGCGCTGTTAAAATTCAATTGAAATTTTGCCATGGTTTGGTTTATTAAAATGGTAGATCGTAGGTTTCTTCTTGCAAAGGTGCAGGTGCTGTCGGCATCTTGTTAACCTGTGAGGTTAAATTTTCTTCTTTTTTGTAATCGTTTAGGGTAATATTTACATCCTTGCCAAAGTCATTCGGCTGATCATTAATATTAATGTTGATGTTGAAATACTCCTTGCCGTTGTAGGTATAGGTATGCGCTTTTGCTTCAGTCATGCAGATCGTAGCGGTCATCCAAGATGCGCTTCTTTTCTTTCCGTTTCCTAGTCTTACTTTTGGTTTGGTTTCCATATTATGTGGTTTTAGGTTTTCTTCCTCTTTTCACCGGGGCTGTTACCCCTTCTTCTTGTGCTACTATTTCTTCAGCAACTACTTCTTCCTGATCCCTGTACCACGTTGTATGTTCTGTGTTAGTGTACCACCCATATAGGTAGTTAACCAACTCCATTCGGCAGCTACTACACCAATGGCTGAAGTTGTGCTTTGGTGAAACATACGTAGTGTAAAGGTGGATCATTTCCGTGTAGACTTCCTTGTCATAATTACGGATAAATGCGTGCTTCTTGTAGCTTTCGTACAAGGGCATGTGCTTCTTGAACAGTTCTAAATCTTCAGGTGTCATGTTTGAAATTTATTAGTGAAATAATCCTCCACATACAAATAGATGAAGGGTACTATACTAGATATAAATATTGCTTCTAGCAAATCCGTTTTTAAGATTAGAAAAAAGAGGCTGATCCAAAAGGACATACAAAAGGAACAGCTAAATGGCTTTACTAATTTTCTCTTTGTTAACCTTTGAAATAGTGCTGGAATATTAATTGTGTAAAAGTAAAGCAGGGTTAACCCTACCGACCCTAGTACACCAACTGTGATTTGATACATGATCTAATTTTTTTAATTGTGATGAAAATTGAAGTATGTGGGATACCTGTTTGCTTACTTACCTTCCTGACTGATCCAAGTTCAACATACATACTTAGGATTTCTTGATCATACCAATACAAGCCCTGCACTATCTTGCTTATCCCATCCGCTACTTCTTGGCTGTTATCTATCTGCTGTTCTTCCTTTACGAACTTCATGATATCCTCAACAGGTACTAGGCTTCCGTATAGCCTGCCAAACTTCCCGTACTTGCTATTCGTTTGATTGCAGCAGATCCGAACAATCCAGAACTTAAATACCTGCTTCCCTTTGGCTTCTAGTTCCTGCAATTTATTGGCATCGTATTCTAGGACGATCACCGCTACTTCTTGCCTGAGATCTTCCCAAAGATCTTTTCCTATATTCTGAAATACATATTTAAACTCCTGATCATATAGCCATCCGATCGCTTTCATTTCAGGCTTATTACTTCGCCTGTGGGAAGCCCTGCAAAATCGCATAGCCATCCATTCCATTCAAAGCGGATCTCTTTCTGTCGACCGTAATATGAGGCTGCTAGGAGTCTTATTTGCCTTTGTACTATCTCTATACTTTGAAATGTTCCTTTTCCCTTGTTGATCCATGCAGACCACTTACCGCTTGATTCCTTGTAGCGGATCTCAAGCGAATAATCTAGCTTGGATTTGGGAAGCCCTCTAGCCATTCCTTTCTTTGATAATTACTTCTAATCCTATAGCCTCACAGATCATGCGCAAGTTAAAAAGGCTTATGCTTTCCCAACCATTCTCCACCTGATTGATTGGTGCATGGCTGATGCCTAGCTTTGCGCATAGTTCTAGCTGCGTGTATCCGCTTTTCTTTCTTGATTTCCTGATAAGTAGTCCTTCTTGTACGCTCATTTGGTTTGTTATTTATTCAAATATAGGATTAAAATTAATATCCTATTTTAAAGGGTGAATTTTGTCTAAAAAGGTAGCATCTTAAAAATCCCCATGCTTATAAATTCATCCCCCTTCTTCACTATGCACTTCCTTACATTTAATTCAAAAACCATTTTATCATTAAAGCCGTACTTTTTCTGCGCTAAATCTATCAAAAGTTTTATCGGGTTGTCAAGGTCAGATAAAGCATTGCTAAAGCCAAAGAAAAATTCAATCCTTAGCATTTGATCCTCAGCAACTTTTCCCGCAGGCATCCTTAGTAATATCTCTTTTTCATACTTTTTGTATGCAGGTGTCTTGAATCGTTTTCCCTGCCATGCTAGATTTACGGATAGTGGCTTTTGATTTAGCTTGAATTGAATCATTTGCAAGCCTTATAAATCAAGTCCATTCCTATCGTAACCCCGGCTACGATAAAAATGAACCACAGGCCACAGTCAAAATCAAAAGTGATCAGCGCAAAGCAAGTGAGCAGCGTAGTCTGGATGCTGAATATATCCTGCTTTTTAGGTGTTAGATTTTCAATTAACTTTTTCATTTTTTTTATTGATTAAATATTGCCCCCATTGTAAACCCATTGCCTGCGCTATTCCTGGGAATGTTTTTGATCTTATTTTACCGTATTCGTTTTTACCATAAGATTGATAATACCACAAAGCCTGCCTTTTTATTTTACCTGTTTTGCCATCTACCCATTCTTTGAATTCCCCTTTTGAAGTATGGGTTACATTTTGATCAAATAAATTTGGCTCTTTATTGTGATAAAGTAAAGGTAAATTTTTAAGCCAAAGGCAAGTGCTTTTAGAATATGGGTCACCAAAATAATAAGGTTGAATTACTTGATTTGGTTTTTTATATTCATTGCTCATTATTCCTATTGGATTTTCTATTGCTATATGTTCAATAGGTGCATTTGCTATTGCCATAAAAAAATCAATTCCTTCTTGTTGCCTGCCATCCTTTCTCTTTTGTTCAAACCAAGCTGCACCGCTTACAGCTAGGTGCGTGCATGGAGGGAATGCTATCATACAATCCCATCCTTGATTTATAATATCTAAAACATCACCTTTAATATGCCATTCTGGATGTCCACCTGATTGATCTTGAATATCACATGAGAAAGCATCTAATCCCATTTTTCTAAATTCCTTTGTGACTGCTTGGCTTTCTTCACAGGCTAGTAGAATTTTCATATTAGCTGATCAAGGTTTCTATTTTCCTTGATTGATTCCAGAATGAATAGCTTCCAGATTTTATTCTTTGACTTCGCCCCTACGGTCACTTCATCTATGTACCTAGTGCTAATCCTTAACTCCCTGCGCACATCCTTTTCTATGTCTTCTACCGGGTAATCCCAAGGCTTCAGGATTCCTTTCTCTTGAAACTTGCTAAACCAATTCCCGCCCCACTCAGCTAAGTCTAAGCAATAGCCTGTCTCCTTTGCACGTTCGTAGTTATCCCTAAAGATCTGCTTTCCGATTTCTATCCATTGCGCTATCTCTTCCTCTGTAGGTTCTTTGTGCTGCCGATTCATGGCCTGTACTTCCTGCACTATTTGACTCTGGTGGTGAGCATAGTATTGATTGATCCATCCGCTTACATTCTTTTCATTGACATGGTAGAAGTCCCCGTACTGCCCCCGCATACCTGCGTGAAGGATGTAATCGACCCGGCTTTCACTCATCCACCCGTAGCTAGTAAATAGCTTGTTAAGGCAGTTAAGAAGTTCTACCCCGTCTTCTGGACTGTACTCTTTAAATTGTTTTAAACCGCAAACAAATTCCATTTTTTGCAGGTGTTTTAGAATTATCTCTTTCATTGGTTTGATTGGTTATTTTTTTCTTTTTCTCTTAGCAGTTCTTCATACATATCCGCAAATATGTTTTTGCTTTTAGGCTTTTCTTCTTTTGGCCTGTAGGTAGACTTGTTTGTTACTTTACTTTGAAAGTTAATAGAATTTTTAATAAAATAGTTAAAATCCCTTTTTAAATCCTGAATCGCTTTGAATTCTTTTCCTTCATTTA